ACACCCAACTTGACTAGGGTATCGACTATACCGGTGGTGTCTCGCATGATGATAAACCCAAAGAGTTTTGTGAATCCATCTCTCAATTCTTCAGAGAGTGGTACGAGTAGACCAAAATCATAAAATACAAGCTTCCCATTAGGTGAGAATCCCAGGTTTCCAGGGTGTGGGTCGGCGTGGAAGAGACCGTTATCCATAGTTTGAATAACATACGCATTTATAAGGGCTTCACATATCTTCTTCTTGTTCACCTTCTTGTCTGTAATCTCTGTCAATTTCACTGAGGGTACATATTCCATCACAATCATTTCATCGTTTGAATACTTTTTGTAAACTCTCGGAACTTTTACCCAATCAACATCTTTCATACTTTTTCGAAACTTTATGGCGTTATCAATCTCTTGTCTATAATCCGCCTCTCCTAGGAGATACTCTATAGACTCATCTAGGACCGACCCCGAACTGTTCCCCGTGTCAAAACCAACTCGTTCTAAAAAGTGTACAATGTCGCGTATGGTATCAGTGTCCTCCTTCATGATATCCAGGATTCCTGGGCGTTTTAATTTTACAACAACTTTTTGACCGTTTTGGAGTACAGCCATATGGACTTGGCCGATACTCGCGGATTTAAATGGTACAGGGTCAAATTCCTTGAAAATATCATAATCTACAATGGTATCGAATTCCACGGGAGGGACTTCATCTTGTAATGATTCCAACTCTTTTGTAAATTCTGGTGGATAGAGATCCCCTCTCGTCGAAGCGATTTGACCTAATTTTACAAATGTTGGTCCGAGTTCGAGGAGTTCCCCCTTTGTCCAACGACCAAGTTCTGATTTATTTTGTACAGTGGCGTTCTTCCATAGAAACTTGCCAGCAAACTTCCAGGTTTTCAACTTCCTACTTGGAACTTTGACTGGTACATGTTGAGCAACACATAACATTCTACTTTCTACAAATGTTTTTATTTTCTTAATTTATATAAATGACAAAGCTTGCAAATGTATTTAACCCTGTCACAGGACCTGTGGAAATGTTAGTCAAGACACAGCCCATTGTATTCTCTCTTATCATATTGTATCAGGGTCTATTCTCTGGTAACGCTATACAGATTCCAGAGAGACTCCGAGCTCTTTTCGATAACAAAGCGTTTCGTTTTGGATCTCTGATGCTCATCGCCTTCAGTGCGACCCAAGACATTGAATACGCACTCTTTTCTACACTAATTTTCCTGGGTCTCCTATATGCTCTCAAAACTCCTGAGGAGCGTAAGAAGACTAGACTGATTTAATTTGTCAGATAAAAGTAGAATGAAGATTCATATAGTTGGTGCTGGTCCAACAGGTATGTCGCTTGCGTGGGAAATTATCCAGACAGGTGAACACGATGTTACAATTTATGACCGAAAACTCTCAGCAGGTGGTTCTTGGTGGGAACCTGATGTAGAGACTCGTGACCTTCACGCCCACCGAATTGTTTTCGATCGCGCGTTTATTAACACACAATCACTTTTCAGTGAGATGGGTATTTCATGGGACGAAATGTTTCGACCCGTAGATAATGGTGACCATATGAAGTTTGTTTTCCGTTCACTCAAACCAATAGACTATGGTGTACTCATTTCATTTTTCTCAAAAGTGCTTACACAGAGTGAGAAATACAAAACTATTTCAGTCAAAGATGCTGTAGGATCTCTATCTGAAAGTGGACGAGCGTGTATTGAACATCTCCCACTCATTATGGATGGTGTGACTTGGGATGTTATGACGGCCTACGAATTTGTACAGAACCTGAATCATGTAGCACTTTCAAAACCTTGTACACAAAGAGTTTCCGGAAAAGTAATGTGTGATGCAATGGAAAAGGAACTTCTCGAGGCAGGTGTGAATTTTGTATTTGGAACGGAGTTGAATAATATCGACTATGGCGAAGATACTTTCACTGCCACCTTTTCAGATGGAAATGTTATTGATGACGGTATGATTTTCCTTTGTCTTGATAATAGCCCGGCATTCAAATTGATGGGAGACAATTGGGGTGAAAATGCAGTCAACGGTGTACGGGATAGTACCTACGGTGCGATCAATATTCTTTTAGATTATGAAAAAGTTCCAAAACTCAAATCGGATCTTGAAATCGCTGCGACCACAAAGTGGAATCTCCAACCCAAACTTTTACATGGAACAAAAACAATTTCTTGTGTCATATGTCATCTCACTAATGAGATTCTCTCCACCGATCCCGAAACATTGAAAAGTGAAGTCATAAATCAATTGGGTGTTGAAGAACCTAAAGATGTACGGATAGGCTGGGGTGCTGAATGGAATGGAGAGAAGTGGGAGTTCTCTCAATCTTCGGGTGTCCTCAGTCTCCAAGGACAACTTCCATTTTTTGGAAAGTGTTCGAAGGTGGCCATGTGTGGTATGATGTCTCCTAGACATACACCATATTCGAGTATAGAATCGGGTATTGAGGTTTCTAGGACTCTCAGTCACGAATGTTTTGGAACACGGGAACCTCTTCGACCTATACTTCTCTCCCAAGTGATATTGATCACCATCGTGTTACTTATAGTTTTAATTTTAGTATATCGTAATAGGAATCAATGAAGTTTATGGCGAAAGTCCATGAACCTATCTACGATTTCAACGATAAAAAGTATATCCGCTTTATAATTCCTGCCAAGGTCTCGGAAATTATAGAACGAATGCATACATTGAAGCAGTATCTTGTCAAGAATCAAAATGTCGACAACCCCCTCGATGGTAATGTCCTCACTGTAAAAGTTCCATTCCGTTATAGGAGAGTGATGTGTGAGGTCAAAGGAAAACCTGTACAGTCTCTTATAAAGGGGGATGAATCAGAGGTCGTAGTGGACTTCAAAGGGGTTTGGAATGTTGGTAATTACTCGGGCTTCTCTTGGATACTCTCGAGTTCCTCATCAGAAACCTGAGGAGGGTTAGGGTCTTTTGGAAGTTCAATAACAGTGAGGCCACCTTTCTGAAGTCCCTCAAAAGTGTTTAACACACCTTGAAGCCTGAAAACTTCTTGGGACATTTTCTCGAGTTGGTCACGAGTTCTTTTAATATTTTCGGCAATATCAATGGTCGGCATATATACATATAAAGTTTATATCCTTTAAATAAATAATGACAACTCTCACAAGGACGGGATACCTTGTAAGCGTGGGTCCGATCCAGGAAATTAAAAAGGAATTAACTGTAAGACCAGTGGTCAACGGTGATTATGGATTTCCTCCACCGCCTTTCAAGGTTTTCAGACCAACTAAGAATGGAGTGTGCATCCCAAGATTCTACGGAACTTCTAAGCTTGGAGAGCCTGGGGAAGATAAACGACCAGAACCTATCAAAATCAAGACAAAGTTCGCCGGACAACTCAGGGATGCTACACATCAAAATGAAGCAATGGCAGCAGCCATTAAAGCAGGTCACGGCATCCTTTCTCTACCATGTGGTTACGGCAAGACGACGGTATCCCTGGCCATAGCTTGTAAATTGGGATACCGCACAATGATTGTTGTACACAAGCAGTTCTTGGCAGATCAATGGCGTGAGAGGATACAGCAATTTTGTCCAGGTGCTACAATTGGAGTTGTTCAACAGAATAGAAAAGAAGTTGATTGTGATTTTGTAATTGCAATGCTTCAATCTCTTTCCCTCAAAGAGTATTCGTTCAAAGATTTTGAAAGTGTCGGAACCCTAATTGTAGACGAGGCACATCACATATGTGCAAAGGTGTTTAGTCAGAGTCTCTTCAAGTTATGTCCTAGACATATCTTTGGACTTTCAGCAACTCCTGAAAGAAAGGATGGTCTTACAAAAGTTCTTCATTGGTTTATGGGTCCAACATTCTTTGCAGTTGAGAGGAAGAATCAGGAACAAGTTGAAGTATTTCCAGTGATTTTTGATTCACCAAATTATAGAAACCCACCACCTTCTATGCGAAATGGGAAAATTTCAATGCCCAATATGATTACAGAACTGGTCGAAGATCGTCAAAGAAACAAGATGTTAGTAGAACTCGTTAAAAAGGCTTCTGCAGGAACGAGACAACTTTTAGTCCTCAGTGATCGCCGACAACACTGTGAACTTCTCCATCAATGTTTCCCTAAGACATCCGGGCTCTATATGGGTGGTATGAAAGAGGCTGCTCTTCAGGAATCTTCGAAAAAGAAGATTATCTTCGCGACGTTCAGTCAGGCTCACGAAGGTCTCGACATTCCAACCCTTGATACGGTCATTCTGGCCAGTCCCAAGTCTGATATTACCCAAAGTATTGGAAGAATTATGAGAGAGACTAAGGGGAAGAAAAACGAACCTCATATCTACGATGTACACGATCCTTGGTCAGTGTTTACAGCGATGTATTACAAACGAGCAAAAATATATAAACAGGGCGGATTTAAAATTCATGGGAAATCTGTGGATGAAAAAAAGAGTGATTTCCCTCGAGGAAAGTGTTTGTTTTTATAATGTGAATAATTATTAAATGTCTGGTGCATTAATACAACTCGTGTCTAAAGGAGTTCAAGATATGTACCTTACAAGTAATGAGGGTCATTCATTCTTCCGTACAAAATTTGCTCGACATACAAACTTTTCACAAGCTCCTAAATTTATCAAAACTGTTAGTCCCACTGATACATCTATAACTATCCCTGTTTTGGGTGACATTATTAATGGTTTATGGTTTGAATCATCATCAAATACAGCTAATATTTCATCGAATCTCTTTTATAATTCGACAATTGATCTCTTTATCGGTGGCCAAAAGGTGGATTCTCAACATTACGATTATTATAGTGATATATGGACCAATTATATGGCTGAAACATTTAACAAATCACAGGAACTTAACAACAAAACGTCGACTACAAATCAAACATTTGTACCACTTCATTTCTTTTTCTGTGACCATAAGGCATTCTTACCTTTATTAGCGCTTCAAAATCATCGGGTTGAATTAAAAATTAAATTTGATCAGGCAAACATTGCATTAATTCAAGAACAGGATAAAGAAGCAAAAGTGTACGGAAACTATATATACTTAGATAAGGATGAACGCGAGTCTATGACGAAGCGAAGTATGGACTTCATAATTACACAGACACAGCGTTTGGAATACCCATTGAATGCAACTGATGGGTATAATGCGATAGATGTAAGTTCATTTAATCACCCAATAAAGTCACTTTTCTTTGGTTTTAAGTCAAAAACTGATGCAACCGTTGATGATTATTTTTCATTTTCGGGTGTAGATCTCTATATAAATGGTACAGCATTATTTGAAAATATGTCTCCAGTTTACTTTCACACAATACAGAATTATTACAAGTCAGAATATGGTGTTTCGAATTATAACACGGTTGTAAGTGCACCTTCAAATACAAGGTATTATGCATATCATTTCTGTATGAACGCATCTCAATATAATCCATCCGGGTCTTGTAATTTCAGTCGTCTCGATAATGCAAAATTCACGATTCGTTCTGCAAATGTAGCACCTGGACGAAGTGGAGATCCAATAAATATATACGCTGTCAATTACAATGTCTTACGCATAAAAGATGGTTTAGCGGGAATTTTATTCGGAAATTAACTTTACGAAGAGGGAAAACCTCTAAATAGACTTAACATATTTACGCCCTGATGGAATCAGAGACGGCTAATACAATCACGCCGGCAATGAAAGCCATGATGACGTAATTCATTTCAGTTTCTTCGAGACCGATCGGAGATTCAACCTCTTCGATCTCGGGCTCCTCGACAGCCTTCTGCTGTCGGACGGGAGGTTCCAGATCCTCCAGCGGACAATACGCTATCATTTATATATATTTAGAGATTAATTTCCGTCTTCTTCTTTCGTCGAGTACGCTTCGCTTTGGTGGCACCACCGACGTTCACCTCCTTAACTTCACCACCAGTGGAGTCTCCTGAGATGGAAATAATATCCGAAACATCGTCGTCATCAAGGCTGGGTGCCTGAGGGGCCTCACCTATTGTGGTGTTCATTGGGGGTGGGGGAGGCATCATTATACCACCCATGAGGCTCGAGATATCTACACCAGGTCCTTGCATCTCGTATTCACCATTGTTTGTGCCACCTACGGGAGCATTGTCAGATGGTCCACCGGTGTTTCTAGTTGTATTCTGAACCGCTGACATCATATTTTTCACGAGGTCGGGGTTCTGTTTGATCACATCGTTCATATTGGGCATCACCGACTTGAACATACTATTAGTCAGGTGGAACATCATTGCTGAACCACCCAACATCATAATCAACTTCACTTCAGGGGCGACACTGACCTTCGAGCGATACTTCACATACAACTCTTCAAACACGCCATCATAGTCATCGACATTTTCCATTACAGACTCGGACCAACCCTCGAGCTGAATCTCGAAAGGATTGTAGCGTTTATTCAAAAACTCTAAACCAGTCACACAAGCGATCAACATACGCCTCGAGAATCGAACCGACTGCTCGACATCTATGCTATAAGTGATACGCTTCACCTCTGAACGTAATTCGTCTATGTTGGAATATGCTGTGAGTCTCTTGTTCACACTGAAACCCTTCTTTTCAAGGCGTCCAAGTTTATTAATAAGATCCGACTTCTCCTCATCAATCGAAGTGTACCCTTTTGATGGTTGTTCTTCTTCAGGTCCGGGAGCACCCATTGGTTCATCATCATAAAAAGTAGGTTCATTTTCACCGTAGTCAATCTCTTCATCCTGTTGAGGGTATACAGGGGCAGTTTGTTTATTGGGATTCACAAAAGCATCCATCGCTTCTTGGTGATTTTGTTGTTGAGGGGGTGGTTGTCTATGTACTGGACGGGGAACAGTTTTGGGACGAGGTGCCGAGATCTCAATCTCATCCATGAGCGCCTGTTCATCAGCATCCAATTTCATCACAGTAGTATTTCCTCGGTCAAGAATAATTTCTTCGTCCATCTACTCTCTATGTAGAAACTAAAAAAAATATCTTTAACGCACTTTAAAAAAATGTACACATATAATAAATGTTCCAGTTGAATCGAACCAATCGCAATGCGATCACATCTATCATCGTATTAATTCTGTTGATTGTCGTTCTCGCAGTCACTGCTAAGAGCAGTCCTTATCAACCCAGGCCAATCAAGGTCAAGGCTGTTTCTGAGGAGTCCATCTTCGGTCTTGAACCTAGTCTCGAATGTACAGCGGGTTCGGGTAAAGAGGATAGCCCCTACTCCGTTGGTCTCACCCCTGGTGGTCTCTGTGGTGCCCAAGAACTTGTTGCCGATCATGCTGGGTACGAGATCGAGGATGGAATCGGTGGATCTTTAATCTAAGCTAACTATAAATGGCTCTCATTACTTCACCAACGGAGACGATTCCCGATCTCAACTATGAGTACCACACAATCACAGTCGATACCATCGGACAGGATAGTTCCAACACCTTTACAAGCTTTCTCAGTCAGCCACTGAAGAATGTTGTTCAGGCTAGACTTCTCGCCGCTCGCATCAACACAACCACCGCTACCGAACATTGTTATGTTTCCATCGAACAACTCGACTCCATTTTTGGTGATCGCACCTCCAACGTGTATGAAGGACAGGCTTCGCTTAGTATGCTTAGAAACTCATTCGCGAGTCTCGTAAAGAATGAAGACAACTTCGTGACCTTCAAGGACGAATACCCCGTAGTCACACAATACATCGATCCTATTCGTAGTATCGATCGTTTCAACGTGACTATTCGTAACCAAGATGGTATCACGATCGCTCGTACAGGTGCTAATGATAAAAACTTTCTCGTAATCCGTTTCGTGTGTAGAAAACCCAATTTGTAATTTTCTCCCCTTAAAGTAGTATACCATGTCAGCAGGTGTCACGCAATTGATCGCAATCGGAGCCCAGGATGAATTTATATCTGGTAACCCCGAAATATCTTTCTTTAGCTCGACCTTTAAACGGCATGCTAATTTTTCACAGTCCATCGAAAAACAAGTCATCCATGGACCTGTGAAAAACAATTCGATGTCCAGCGTTCAATTCGAACGTACTGGAGATCTCCTCGGCTACGTATATTTTACACTCGACGACACTTCACAAGCCCTCGACGCGGCACGATGGGATACAATTATTGATAAGGTGGAACTCTATATTGGAGGTTCTCTTGTCGACAGTCAAGATGCTATTTTCACAGAGAAAATCGCCATCGATACATTCGCTCAAAATGTTTCCAAGAGTGCGAATGGTACACATCCAGGTGTGAGTGCTCGTTCCTATTTTTACCCATTACGTTTCTTCTTCTGTGAAGGACCCCAAAATGCACTGCCTCTGGTAGCGTTAAACTATCATAATGTCGAAATTAGAATTCATTGGGCAACCACTGCGTCCAATTATAATGTAGAGTGCTACGCCAACTATTATTATCTCGATAATGAAGAACGTGGGAACATCGCGACAAAGAAACACGACCTGTTGATTACACAAGTTCAAAAAAATATTGCTTCTGGTACAATCATACAAGATCTCACATTCAATCACCCAGTGAAGTATCTCGCGTCCTCAGACACTACGACTGATGGTGCCTTAACGTCTCCTACAAATAAGATTAAATTGAATATCAATGGTCTTGACGTGAGTAACTATAAATGGGGTAAACCACATTTCATAGATGTAATGAGTTATTATCATACTAATTTTGTGACTTCTCCAGATTTCTTTCTGTACTGCTTCTGTCTCTCGACAAGTTCTCTTCAGCCTACGGGGACTCTCAACTTCAGTCGCCTCACATCAGCTAAGATTATGAGTGAGACCTTGCCTATCAATGATCCTATATACGCGGTCAACTACAATATACTCCGTATCGAAAATGGCATGGGTGCACTTCTGTATGCAAATTAAAATGCCTAACTATATTAAATGGTCAAGAACTTGCCGACAGTGGAGAGATCCACGAAAATTCGGTTCGGTAAGAATGTCCCAGACTCGGATGTTCAGGCTGAAAATACCATCATTTTTAACGCCAGTAATACACTGGTAACGACACCAAACAGTGGGAGTATCTATATGGCACCCGTTCGTTTCAGGGATGATTTCACAGATACTAACATTGTCCTTATGATGTATAATCGTCAGACAGGTGAGTTGTCCGAATCAGGTGAAAGTGCTTCAAATCTTGTTGGTGGTCAAACTTTACAAGCTACAACTGAACGCGGTAATACGACTACACTTACTACAAGGTTTACAAGTCCTACTACAGGTATTGTGACATCAGGAAAGGTGGGTGTCTCGAATATTTCACCTGATCATACATTAAGTGTAGGTTCGAATGTGTATATAGATGACACAGGATCCAATGTTCTTGTCATATCTGGCGGTGTTCTTTTGGATGGTAACCTCACCGTAAATGGTGGTGTCACCTCAATCGTCACCGAAAACCTTAAAATTAAGGATGCCATCATCGAATTAGGTCAAAATAATACATCCGGGGATACGACACTCGACCTAGGTCTTATCATGACACGCCCACAGTCAAATGTGACTGTTGGATTTTTGGAAACCTCCAAAGAAATTGTCATGGGTTTCACTGAAAGTAGTGCTGATAGTAATGTCATCACACCTCTCACATCCGAAGATATCAATGTGCACGTATATGGTCGTCTTTACACTGAAGCTAATGTTGGTATTTTGAACACTGACCCAATGCACACTCTTGATGTAGGTTCAAACTTGTATGTCGATGAATTCGGTTCTAATATCTTAGTCGTCACTGGTAACACAAGTGTGAGTGGTGATCTCACTGTGGACAATGGTACTATGTATGTGGATGTGGGGAACAAGTCCATAGGACTTGGAACGGTGAACCCAACCTCAAATCTTCACGTTGTTGGTAACGCTTATGTGTCTTCCAATCTAACCACTGATGGCACTCTCACCCTAAACCATCCCACAACGGCGCTCATCACGGACCTCACCTCGAACGTCGAAGTGAAGCTGAATCAAATGGCGAACGTGAGCATCAATACACCCGTCGCTGATCAGTTACTCGTCTATAGCGGGGCGGATTGGATAAATGAGTACCCCATGCATACATATATACGTATTCGTAATGACGCGGGCGTCGATCTTTCAAGGGGAGATGTGGTATATGTCACGGGTGCCCACAATCAAAACGTTGTAAATGTTGGACTTGCGAGAGCTGATAGTCCATCGACGATGCCCGCAATTGGTGTAGTAAATGATGCTACTATCACACAAGGTGGTCAGGGTGTCGCTGTGGCGTATGGTAGAGCACAAAGTGTAAATACACTAGATTTCATAGAAGGTGAAACTTTGTATGTGAGTAATACCGTCGCAGGTGGGCTGTCAAATGTGAAACCTTTTTACATCGACTCAGTTCCAGATAGTATTCAAAATGTGGGAGTGGTGGTTAAAGTTGGCGAAACTAATGGCACTATCTTCGTCACGGGTATCGGTCGTTCCAATGATATTCCCAACGCCCAAATTGTTCTCGACGAGGGGGATATCAACTATGTGTACGTCAACGACCAAAACAATGACCTCAAAAAGATTGAACCATCCAATCTCTTGACCCAACTCCAAACATTACAACAAGTCACAGATACAGGGAACACGACTTCAAACACTATTCAATTCACTGATGTCACTACAGGTCTCGTGACTGTGGCGAATG